TTGAAAGCGAAACGGTAGAAGTTATTGCACCTACGGTTAAAGTAACTTCTACTACTGTTACAGTAGATGCAACAACAGTCACAGTGAACGCAAGCAATACCAATATCACCAGCCTTGTGAATATCACAGGCAATACAAGCATTGCAGGTACTCTATCGGTAGCAGGGGCAATCAGTGGTACTGGTGGTAGTGGTGCGACGATTGCAGGTAGTGTGATTGTCTCAAGTGGTGATGTTGTGGCAGATGGTAAGAGCTTAAAAGGGCATACTCATCCTTATACTGATAATGGGGCAGGGATGACAACAGGCGCACCATCATAACGTAACCCTCACCAATTACCCCATTCTGAGCAAGCGACAATACACACAAGTCTTACTTATGTGTATTGTCGCTATGCCACCTAAAAACATCCCCCCACAAGCCAAAATCCCTAAGCCGACTTGGAAAGAACGCGCCAAAAGTTTTTTTATCGGCAAAGAAGATGTACAAGAGCAAGGCGCACTAGCCAACATCGACCTGATGGACGTTGAGCCAGTCTCTACGGCTATTTTGTTGGGTGGCAATGCCGAAGCAAGAAGCCGTCAGCAGATTTATGCTAAATATCAGCAAATGCAGCAAAACTCGTTTGTTAATGCAGGATTGCGCCTACACGTTACAGCCGCGCTAGGAGGCCATGAAAGCAAGGGCGATGTAGTTTTTATTGAGTGTACACCCGAAGCCGAAACAGACCCTAAAAAGAAAAAACTAATCGAAGAAATAAACCAAGACCTTAAAGAGTTATTAAACAAAAATATATACACCTTGGCTTTTAATGCGGTGTCATGGGGAGATAGTTATGCCCGTGTTTATAGCAGTGACAAAATGGGTGTTGTTGATTTAATTTGTGATGAAATTGTATTGCCGCCATTGGTGCAGCCGTTTGAACAGGGCAGCAAAACAATGGGTTATGTGGTGGGTACAGCAACTAATAGCGCAGGGATTAAACTATCCACTACGCAAATGGTACGGGTAAAAATGCCGAGAACCATTTACACCCCACAAGCACGGGTAATGCAAAAAGCCTTTAAGACCGCGATTTTAGAAGATGACTCGTCTAACTTGCCCTATTTGCCGTCATTGGTGGGCGGTAGTTTTTTAGAAGGCATAGAAGACCCGTTCAATCACCTTATCATGTCCATTTCGGGCATGGTCGGCCAACGTATTCAAGACGGCATTGATGAAGCGTTACTAACGGTCAACATGACGGATATGACCCATGAACAGCAAAAAGCAACAATGGCAAACCTTGAACAAATGTTTGCGGAAACAGCAGCTCAAACAGCCAAAGCCGTCAAAGAGGGACGTTCACTCTTAGGCAAATTACGTCGATTTATTCCCGTATGGAGCGATAAACAGCTTGTGCAATTACAGGGAGGTACAGGCTCACAGCGTTCAGGCAATATCACCATCGACGATGTGATGTTTCATGCCAAACAGTTATCAGGCGGTCTAGGCATTGACTTGGCCATGTTGGGATTTGCCGATTTGTTGTCGGGCGGGTTAGGTGAGGGTGGTTTCTTTAGAGTGTCGGCACAAGTGGCTGAACGCTCACGGATGATTCGCAATGCCGTAACTCAGGCCGTCAATGATTTGATTGATATTCATCTCTATAAAAAAAGCGGTCTAGCTTTCAGTGATAACGACAGACCGTGGGCTATTAATTTTTACTCAGGCATTAGCGCACAACAAAAAGAAACCCAAGACACCAAGCTATCCATGATGAATACAGGCGGAATCCTGATTCAAACATTGGCGCAATTAAAAGAATTAGGCTTATCACCCGAAGTCGTTAAACACTTGTTATCCACGCAGATGATGATGGATGAAGATTCGGCTGATTTAGTCGCCAAAGGATTAGCTAATGCCAAACCACCTGAAGGCCAAGACAGCATAGGGGGTGAGTAATGGGTGTTTTTGATACCGTGAAGGCGAAAGTGCAAGGTGCGACAGGGCAAGTAGGCAATGCCAATAGTGCGCTAGGCAATGCAGAAGGCGGCGCATTAGGGGCTATTGGTTCAAGTGTGGGCAAGGTATTAAATAATGATTATGTGAAAACAGGACTAGGCGCATTTAATCAAGCCACGGGGCTAATGGATAACGTGAAGGGATTAATAGGTGCGGCAAAGAGCTTTTTAGCCGACCCATACCAAGTTGTGCCTAATCCCTTGCTGGGCGGATATAGCCGTAAAGAAACCAAAAAACTCGCACAAATTGCCTTTAAGGCCGCCTATGCAAAGAACAATCTATTTTTGGTGCGATTATTTGATAAAAATTACCCCTATACAAAAACAATTGCCTTCAATAGCGAAAATGGATTGCCTGACTCTGCGAGACATTTATGGGATTTATTAGCAATGGGGGTTAGCTTTAACCCGATTGCGATTACAGGTGATGCAGTCAAGTTAGGGATGTTGCAGGGCGATAGTATTCAGCAGTCAGAGCGCGTAGAAGTCCGCATGACGCTATTAGATACCGCACAAGGAGACATTAAACGGTATTTGTCAGCCAAAAAAAAGCAAATGATTAACAAGGATGCAACGGCGAACCCTCCGAGTGATTACGTTTTAGAAATGCTGATTATTCACATTGACCAAACGATTGGCAGAACAAAAATAGGCGGGAAATACATAGGTGTTTATGATGAATTGGAGCTGTTAGAAAAAAGTTACACCAAGCACCGTTATCAAGTGCGCGTCTCTAATTTAGATATTGATCTCAACAAACGTGAGGATAGCTTACAAGAATTACAAGTTACCTTTACCGAGGTTGACCCGTTTATGACTCCTGATCGGGGTCAAGATGGCAGCTAAGAAAAGAGGATTATTAGATGATCCGCGTTGGTGGGACTTTATTGAGCGATATGCCTATGACTTAGGCCGTTTTGCCGTTGAAGTTTGTGGCATGAATGACATTGAGAATAAAGCCCCCACTTGGCAACAATTTGAGCTATTTGACTTGATCCAAGAGAACGGCTGTCGAGTATCGGTGTCATCGGGACATTCGACAGGTAAAACACGGTCGGCGGGTATCGTGGCATTATGGCATTTATGTTGTTACGCCAACAGCATTATGATGTTTACCGCGCCGCAGATTACCCAATTACGCAATCAAGTATGGAAAGAAATTACTATCTGCTACAACTTAATGATGCAAAGTGATTTTGCATGGTTAGCGGAATATATCGAGATTAAAGCCGAAAGCGTGTGTATGCGTGGCTACCAAAAAACATGGCATATTATAGCTAAAACAGCACCTAAAGGCGCACCCGAAAACTTAGCAGGCTTGCACGGTGACTGGCTTTTTATTTGGGCAGACGAAGCGTCAGGTGTTCCCGATGCCAATTTTGGTGTATTGGGTGGTGCATTATCGGATAGACGCAATAGAATGGTATTAACAAGTCAGCCGACACGCAACAATGGCTTTTTTTACGACACACACCATAAACTAAGCAAGCACCAAGGCGGCGTATGGGATAGCTTGGTGTTTAACAGCGAAGAATCCCCTATTGCCGATGACCCGTTTTTACAAGAAAAATTGATACAGTATGGTGGCCGTGATGACCCCGAATATCAGATTAAAGTTTTAGGCCGATTCCCCGATAGAACCGATATTTACTTAAATAGCGAATCACAGCTTGACCCTTGTTTTGAACGTAAAGTCATTGCAGGCAACCAACAATACGGTTATTTAATTTGTGTGGACGTTGGCGCAGGCGAGTACAGAGACTACTCTGCTATTTTAGTGCTTAAAGTGTGTGGGTATGGGGATTATGGAGACGATGCAAGGCGCGTAGAATTGGTTGATGTGCCAATGTTTAGCAATAGCCGTGACTTACAATTTTTGGGCGGCAAAGTGCTTGATGTATTTACCCAATACGAAAATGCAACCGTGCTTATTGACCGTGGCGGCATGGGTGTTGCCGTGTGCCAACAGTTAGAAAATACAGGCGTACCTGTTACCCGTGTAAATTGGGGCGAACCTTGTTTTAATAACGAGCTACGCAAGCGGTTTTTTAATCAAAGGGCGCAAGCCTTAGTCA